GGGGTGCTCTGCAAAGACGCCCCCTATGCCTTTCGGCCCTCTGACTTGCGTTAGTTAGACGTAGTCAAACCCTCAGACCTAATTACTAGGTCTGAGGCGGTAGCCAAGTAGAACTGGCTCCCGCGTACGACATTCGTCGTACGGACTGCCGCGTCTTTCGACGCAACGCGAATGGCTTAGAAGAAGGGGAACCCCTCAACGCAGCCATCATTAACGCCGTTTTATAGGCTCTATCGGATGAAAGGGCAGTATCACCCGCCCCGATATCCACCAATTCAAGCCATGACCACGCGTGGAGATCTCTCTCCCAACGTGCCCACGGCGAGGATTGGAACCTGTCCATATCCACGATGAATGCACCTTGAACAGACCCCTCATAAGGTCTCTCAAAGCGCATCCTATCAGGGATAGTCGAAAGTATCCAGTTACGGATACAATCGAACGCATTCGTAACATTGCTGTTAAGAGTGCGCGATAGGTTATAGAACTTGATTATATTCGATAGTTTATCGAACGTATAATCAAGCGTTAAAGGCCTGACATTCAGGCCCGCGTACCAGTCTGCTCCACACGACTCCCGAAACGGACCCTCTAAGAAGGTCTTATCCGGGTTATGTCGGAATCCGAAGCGCCACAAGGTCTTAAGAACCTTAGGTGCGACGGATCGTCTGCAAATTATATCGTCTCCATATACGGTAAAGTCATATGGCTCCGAAAATAACGAGCAGACGGACGCAAAAATAAGCGTCTCTAAAGGGAAGCAGAAACCGTTTCCCATTGACACAAATTTGTTGTACCGCAATGCTTCGCGGCCTTCAAACTTGTATGCTGGCGACCGAATGGCGTCAAGAAAATGAAACCACGCGGGAGGCAGCAAGAGCTTAGCTACGTTCAAGGATATAGTATCCGAGGCGGAACTAAGATCAATGGTACTGAATGGGTCTGGCTGAGAAGGTAAACTACCTTCGTAAGCCATGAGTTGATTCCGACGTTGATTAGTCAGATCAATTCCTACACGCTTGAGGCATAGACGCATGTAAACGTCGACACCTTTCTGCAAGTAGCCATTCAACAACGGTTCGACCGCAATGGTTCGATCAACCAAGGAGGTCTTTGGGACAGTAACGACTTTATTGTAGTTCACAAGCTCAAGCTTGGCCCGAAATCGTCTTTCGAAAAGATCGGGGTCAAGACATACAGGGCCATTCCTTTCGGGCTGCAGAAGCTCGAAGAAGTGGTGATCTGTACGTAAGGCAGCGAGAGCGTATGGAAGGGCTGACGGAGTGACACTCCACTTACTA